ACCTCTCAGAACACGCAAACGTGGATGTCCCTTACAATAGAGATACAATGCTTCGCTTGTACTTTGATATGATACATGAGTCAAAAGGATGGGTCGAATTCTTAAAAGATAAAAAACACCTAGAGTTCGATTATGAGGACCTAATGACTGATTGTAGTTCTATTGTGGACAAAATAGTTGAATTAACTGAGACTCAAAACAATGAACCAAACAAATATAAAGACATGCACACTCCATTAAAGATGTATCATCCACTTAAGGAAGAATATGTAAAAAAATTCAAGGAAACAATTAAACAAATAGAGAATAATTAAATGATTATAAAAAAATCCGAGACGTTTGAGGTAAGGCTGTACATTGGTTCAATGTTCGGGTATCACGGAGATAATTTCACAAAAGAAGAACTCAAAAAAGAAGTCGGATTTATACAGAAACAATTTAAAGAAAAATATACATTTGAGTCGGGGGTTATACCTGTAAGGATGACACAAACGGAATTCATATCAGAAGACTACTCAGAAAAAGGCTGGGAGTTAGCTGCGATAAATTATCCACGATTCGAAAAAGCCGAGTCCACAATTACTGTATTCATGTACGAATTAGCAAGGCATTTGCTAGTGAGATTCAACCAACACCGAATCAGTTTAATCACGCCTGAAGAAACTGTGTTGTTTGAAGAAGAAAAATAGGTTATCATTTCAAAATGAAGAAAGCTGTAATAAAGGTTCAAAACTGCTATTCTTGGTTAAACACCAATTGTGATGATACCCGAATAAATCTTTGGAAAGCCCTTAGACATAGAGAAAAAGGGTATTTTCACAGTCGTCTTTATAAACAAAGGCTGTGGGATGGATATACAGAGTTTTTCAAAAAAGAAAGTGGAAGATTTTTATCTGGCCTACTGCCAGAGGTTACTGCTGCTTTAGATCATTGGAAAATACCTCATACCATTATCGATGAGAGAGGTGAGCCTGAATTTTTGTATGACGAAATTGGCTCGGACTTCTTGGATCAATGGATTCATCACCTTCCTCAGAAAGATCAAGATCGATGGCAAGGAATGCGTGACTATCAAATTGATCTCACCAATCAAGTCATCAAACACAAGAGAGGTGTTGTTTTTGCCCCAACCTCAGCAGGTAAAACTGCAATCATGGTTGCAATTTTAAAAACAATTCCTGAAAACGTGCCAACTCTTATTCTTGCAAATAAGAAAAGCCTTTGTGATCAAAACTATGATGCCTTGACAAGCTGGGGATTTGAAAATGTCGGACGACTTTATGACAAGTACAAAGATCCAAACATCTTCACATGTGCGACTGTACAATCTTTGCATAAAATAGAAAAGTTAATTCCTAAAGTTAAAGTCATGGTAGTGGATGAAATTCATGACATGATGAGTAAGACGCCAAAGAAGTTTTACACAAAAATGAAAAACTGCTCGGTTAGAGTAGCCGTCAGTGCTACGCCTTTTAAATTTGGCGGAAAAGATAAAACACAAAAGTTCTCTGTAAAAGGCCACTTTGGACCTGTGCTTAAAACAAAGTCAGCAGATAACGACAAGGGAATCCTTACAACAAAGACTCTTCAAGATAGAGGAATCTTATCTTCTTGTAACTGTACGTTCTATCCAGTGAAAGAACCTCAGATTCCGTATGATATTTATCTTGATGCAGTAACCAATGGTATAGCTGAGAGTTGGCATTTTCACGACATTGTGAGCCGATTGGCTAGATCTTTGAAGGGCAGAACCCTTATCTTGGTCGAAAGACTTGCACACGGAGAAGCCTTGCAAAGTCTGATTCCTGATGCTTTATGGGTTCGTGGAGAAGATAACCTAGATGCAAGAAAAGATGTCATCGACCAGCTACAGTACTCTAAAGGCAATAAAATAGCAATCGCCACCCAAGGTATTTTCAATGCTGGGATCAACGTGTTTGTCCACAATCTTATCAATGCGGCTGGAGGACAAGCAGATCACCAGATTATACAGCGATTTGGGCGAGGATTGAGACTTGCATCTGATAAAGACGGACTTGAATACTATGATTTTGTTTTCGATATAAATGAATATTTGCTAGATCATTCAAAGAAAAGAATTAAAATTATAAAGAATGAAGGACATAAAGTAGATATTCGTGAAGAATTAGACTTTTAAACATAAATAATTTATTATGTTTAGAAATTGGATAGAAAATAAAGAACAGTTAAATAAATCGGTCAACAAGTCAATTGACGAAATTGTTTATGGCGATATGGATGAAAAGACAGATGCTCTGTCTAAAAAAGAGCATCCTCTCTTTAAAGGAAGATTTAAGGTAGACCCACCACCTTCCAACACCTCGAAAGAAACTATCGAGGAACTTAAAGAGCTAGAAAAGATGAGTCATTTTAAGTCCAAAGATATCATGAAAGATATGAAGGATTTTGATGTGGCTCAAGTCAAGCCATTTGAAGATTATCTTAAACAAAATTCTCTAGATTTCGATTTCAAAATGCTTAACAAAATACTTAAGCAAGGCGAAATACTTGGACTAAAGCTTAAAAAGAAGTTCAACAGACCAAGACCGCATCAGATCGCACCCAAGATGGGTCTAAACATAATGTATCATGATTTGAAAACAGACGATACGCCAGCTTATCCTTCAAATCACTCTTTGATTTCTTCTTTAATTGCTCTATATCTTTCTTCGCTATATCCGAAACATGAAAAAGGATTCATGGACATTGCAGACAGGATCGGAATTAGCCGATTATATGGAGGGACTCATTATCGAAGCGATCATGATTCTGCAAGGAAACTAGCTAAGGACATCATGAAGTCTTGGAAACCTGCTGTTAAGCCTGCAAAATATTCGTTCACTGAGTGGATGCTGAAGCTCGAAGACCAAGGTATCCACGCATTCATGCGAGTGGCAAGTGAAAAATATAAAGACGACAGAAGTAAAGACATTCTTGTTATTTATGGAAATACGACGCCAATTAAAGACAAACTAAAAGAAATAACAAAATTTACTTGGAACCAAGGTGGCTATTGGAGCACGGGCAGGTGGAGTCTGAATAATGATGTGATTCAAAAACTCATAGAGCTAACTGGAATAACTGATTTGAAAGAAATCATAGATGCTGGACCGCAATTTAACGCTGATTCGACTGAGGCAGAAGAAGAGAAAGATGCACCCAAGAGTCAAGTTGATGCGATTCTTGGTAACATGGAACAGGAAATTGAAAACGCTAAAGGCAAAGCGGGCGGTAAAGCAAAACAAATTCTCACCATGATTGAAAACTATCTTGAAAAATTGGCCAACTTGGTTGATGAAGAAATCAAATCAGGATTCGTTAAAGACTTTATGCGGTTTGCTGCTAAATTCCACAACTACTCTTTCAATAATCAAATGTTGATTTACGCACAAAAGAAAGATGCAACTTACGTAAACTCTGAAAGTCGTTGGCTTAAACTCGGAAGAGCAGTTACCAATAAGGATCAAGGAATTATAATTCTTGCGCCTATGACAGGAAAGAAAAAAGAAAAAGATGCAGATTTAGAGGGGCAAAAGGAAGAAAGAAAATTTGTATTCTTCAGACCCGTTAAAGTTTATGATATTTCTTCAACACAAGTCATATCAGGACAAGAAGACAAGGCAAAAGTGTTTGAGCCAAATGATTGGCGACAAGATACTGATGAAAACACTGAAGAACTTACCCTGCTCATCAATGCAGGAATAGAAATAGCCAAGCAAAAAGATATATCTATCGACTATGAGGAACTAGCTCAAGGTACGGGCGGCTACTCTGCGGGTGGAAAGATTGTAATCAACAACACCTATGGTGGAATCAACAAGTTTAGCACTCTCGTACATGAACTCGCCCATGAAATACTCCATCAAGTAATGAAGCCAGAAGAAAGAGCAAAAGAAAACAAAAGAGATTTTGAATATGATGCTGAATCTGTGGCCTATATCGTTCTTCAATACTTTGGATTTGAAACCAAAGACTCTCCAAGATATATCGCTCTATGGAAAGGCGACAGCAAAGCAGTTAAAGGAAGAAGAGAAAATATCAGCAAAGCATCAAAGGAAATCATTCAAGGCATAAAAAAGAATGTCGAGGATATGGTAATTCAAGATGATCTCCCTGAAGAAGATGCTGCCTAAATTGAAGAACTTGTTCAAGAAGTTTCAGTATTGATTCATTCGTAGTGACCTCCGAAGACCATATTGAGGCCGTATGGTTGGGTAGGAGGTTGAGTAACGACAACAGTATCTCCAATTAGTTCCGGGTTGGATTTTGGTACGTTGATTAGAAGAGTTGTGCCATCTGGATAGATGACTTCTATACAGAAGTCTTTGTCCGTGTCTAGGTCCGAACGGTGTTTGGTTTGAATCATAGTTGTAGTCATCGTTGGTTAAGAGCATTTCCGGGGCATTGTTCGATTGCAGGAGCAACTTTTATCCAAAGCTTTTCGGGCGGGATCTTGTAATGAAGTCTCAAATCTTGACATATCCAAGACTGCTGGCCAGACAAAAGCTTGAAAGCACAGTTCTCTTCATCTGGAAAAGGAATGACATTGTAAATATCGCCACCATATTTTTCTTCAATCCACTCCAAACACACATCTGCATCTGGAAAGACTTCTTCAGAAAAATAAAGAAGAAACCCATCTTCTGGACTCTTAATCGACTTCTGACTGGCCGCTTCGGTGACAAGCCGGTCAGCACCAACTACGATTGGAGATAATCCTTGCCCCACTGAGCCAGCAGGAGCGAAGTTATGCCGGTTTCCAGATGCATCGTCCCACACCCAAGCATTTTTGTGCTTGTATGGCTTGACTACATTGATGCCTTGAATTTTTTCAAATTCAAAATCCTCAGAAGATTCATTCTGACTATTGAATATCTTGCTCATTTGGACAACCTGTGATTTCTCTTAATGCTTTTTCGAACTTGTTCAAAGAAACTCTAACAAATGCGTTTAAAATCCATCTGCGAGTATTGTTGCTCTTCAACATTACCCAGGCTTTCATATCTACATTTGTACTTTTTTTATCCTTATAAATCAATACGATTGTCTCATATCTTCTGTATTTTTTGTTGCTTCCTGCGAGTTTTGTTTCTATTTTCATAGACTTAAAATCAACAGAAATCTTCTCCTCTAATTTTAAAACTACTTTTTCTCTGAGAACTGTTGTCTCAATCTCTTTTATAGAAAAAATCTCCAAAACACTGTTGATGCCTTCGCTATCTATCCTTAAAGAATATCTGGAAGAACGTATTTTCGAACTTAATAGTTTTTGACCATTTTTAGCGTAAAGATCATTCTTGTTAGAAAGGATGTCCACAATAACATCCTTGAACTCTTTATTGAGAGTAAAGTCTAATTTAGAATTTGGAGCTTCATCCGCTGCTCTGCAAGCCCCCGTTAACATTAATAAAAATATTAATGACCTAGTTATTGCCTTCTTCATATTATCACCTCCGTGGCGATAATATCTATGCAATTTAGTTAAAATATCCTTAAGATGCAACAAATATCCGAATCCCGTGAAGAACTAATTCTTGTCGGGATTCTGAAATGTAGTATGTAGAACCTTTTGGACCCTGAACTCTTGCATAATCTTGTCTCATCGGAGAAAGTCTTTGGAGTTCATCGGCCTTATCAAAGGCATCTTCTATATTTTCGAAAAAACTAATAGTTCGCCACTCTGATGGCGTTTGTATCTGAACTTGAAACATTTTGAAGTTTATTTAATGCTGAATGTAGTTTATCCAATGATGTCACCATTAGTTCTTGTCTCGATTTCCATTCACCTCTAGATCCTCTAGTTTTAAAAGCGGTTGCCAAGGGACGCCACGTTGAGCTAGTAGCTTTTCCGCACCCTCTTGTCTGTCAATGATGGTGATCGCTTTAATCACCTCGGCACCAAAGTCGCTAATCTTATCAAAGGCATCTGCCAGTGTCTCTCCACTAGCTGCTACGTCGTCTACTAAGATTACTTTGTCCTTTGGTTGCACTGTTCCAAGGGGCTTGTCTTCGCCTTTTCTAATAAGAAAAGCTCGCAAGTCTTTTCCTACTCGTCCTTGATTATAGCAAAATGCTCCAACGATTGGCGCAGAACCTAAACTAGGACCACCAATTGCATCAAATTCAGTTCTAAATGTTCTTCCGACATCTGTCATATACAGGACGCCCCACATGGCTTTAACTATTTCAAACACTCCCTCAGCCGATAAGGTTAACTTTTTGCAGTCAAAATAAAAATTTGTTTCATCTCCGTTTGGAAGAGTGAAATCTCCGTATTCTAAAGCATGTTTTTTAACAGCCTGTATTAAACTGTCTTTTTCTTTATTCTTCATTGTTTTTCCTCATTTTAGCTACAACTGATTTGACTATGTCTCCCTCAACCGGAGCACCCTGTTGCTTCAGTTTTTGCATCGCCATCCCCATTGCTTGACCTTCAGATTTAACGCTCGAAAAATTTAACCCTTCTTTGAGTATGAACTCTTCAACCTGATCCGCTGACCAATATTGAGGCAACAAGGAGTTTAAAGCCTCGTTTTCCTTGTTTAAACGAGTAAACCTTTCGTCATCTTGAGATAAATGAGCCAAACATTCATCGTTCGATTTGATGAGCTTCTTCACTATGTTGTGGCCACGATCATCCGTCAAAGCTTTCATCTCTTGCTGACATTCGCCTAAAACACAGCGAAAAATGTCTTTTTCAACTGATCTGAAGGGTGCTTTGTTTAATGCTTCTTTTAACTTTGTTTCAAAATTCATCATTTTTTACTTTCTTCCTTAATTCCTTCAAATACATTTCCCACGACAAATTTTGAGATTTGTTTATAAAGTGGAATATTGCCGAACCAAAAACAACCACTTCTATACTCAATCTCGTATTTAAGATGACTATATGATTCGTCCAATGACGGAACACACAAATCACCCTCATAAACATCTACACCATTTTGATCTTTGAGTCCTGTGTATCGCTGGAGATGTATATCATTGTCGTAGTTGTGATGACATTGATTTTCCTCAAACCAATACAGGTCGTCAATCATTTCCATTTCTTTTCGACGTGTATTCCACGCCCTGAATTTAATCTCTCTCATACCGATTCAGCCCTTATGTAATTTATATTTTCAATCAAATGACTCGTGACTCGTTTGGAATATTCCAAATATTGTCGTTCAAATTCTTTAAGATCTTTACAAGATAGGTAAACAGGAAGTCGATTTGGTTCGTCAACTCCACCAAATGGAATTCGCCATTTAGCCGTGCCTTCATAATCGATGTTCATATTTCCATTGAGGTAATCACGTAAAGTGATTTCCTCGTTTTCATGAATGTAAACGAACTCTTCAAGCGGCATTTTCATATAGAATTCCTCTGTGTATAAAAAAAGCCAGAAGCATTATCCTACTAAGTAGGACTTGATCTTTGCTTCTGACTTCAGTAGGGCCGACTGGACTCGAACCAGTAACCGCCGGTTTATGAGACCGGTGAACTAACCAATTGTTCTACAGCCCCGTGTGGGTGTCATCATACCGATTCTTGTTCTGCTTGTAAAGTGTTTTCTGATAAGATCAGGTCCCACTTTGTTTTATAAAGATCTTCAATCAAAAAATTAAGATAGTAGGAACGGCGGGACTCGAACCCGCACTGGATGGATTTTCTTACTACTACAACTTTCGTTGCCATTTCTGTTTGTAGTCTGGACTTTATCTTCACCATGTCTTTCGATTTAGGTGGAACCCGTCAAGTCTCTACACCACTCCCAAAAAGGGTTCGGCTCGGTATTGCCATTTTACAGGTTTCACCGAATTTGGGTTCTCCACTTTATACGTTTCCGCATAAAGGCTCAAATTACTCAAGTCCATTGACTCTGCCAATTGGTCTACGTTCCCTCTTTTACTTTTTGCCTACTTCGTCTCTTTCGTGAGACCAAGTAGGATAACCAACCTTCTCAAAGACTACGCTTTGAGAAGTTTTCAACCATTTTTTGTATATCAAAATTCCATTGTGATATACAAAGAGTTGATCGTCTTTTATTTCTTTATAGATCATCTAATCAATCTTAAATTTTGATTCATTTTCGTGTTCATGCCGAATTTCATCTACTGGGTATTTTTTACCTGGACCGGCATATAATTGGTTTGGCGCATTGAATACCAAGCCATCATTTTCAGAAACACATTTATAGCCATGCACTACGCCTGGCGGAACGATAACACTAATAGGATTTGACTCTCCCACCAAGTGAACTTCATAAAACCCACTAGATCTATTATCCCAAAGATGCAATTCAAAATCGCCAGGACCTACGAAACAAAATAGATCTGTTTGATAATGATGTTCGTGGGGTCCACGAGTTACATTTGGTTTTGTCCAGCTAATGTACGCCATTACTGGTTGGTGTAAAGTTTTGAGTTCATCATCCCGAAACAATTCAAACAGAAAACCTCTGTTATCTTCATTTTTAGGAATTGAATTGATGACTACTCCGTAAATTTTTGTTTCATTCATATTTTGAAATATCTCTTTGTTCTTTCGATAAATTCTTCCATTGGATTTTCAAGAGTTTTTGGGACTGGACGACCGGCCACTGACATATCCAGCATCATGTCCTCTGGGATTGCTCGCTCAAGGGCGTATCGTTGGCCGACTTTTGAGTAGAACTTTTCACTTTTTCGGCAAAGTGCCCACCCAATTCGCACTTTACCGTCTTTTCCACGGTAAGCGGCCAATACTCCAACGGGAGCAGATTTTCCAATCTTTACAGAAAACCCATTTTTCGTTTCAGTTAAACAAACTGGTGTGGGTCCTTTTCGAACATATTTAATGATGACATCCGTTTCGTTTCGAAAGGATTTACACCAATCATTACATTCTTGAACGAAGTCTTGCTTGCTTCGAATTTTCTTTTCGATAGTCAAAGTCATTTCAATATCTCCTAAAAGGTTTTAGTGCCTTTGAATCAGACACGAACGTACCTGAAATTGTTATCCTCTAGAACTATACCGTTGATTTCTGCGATGTAAAGTATTCCTTCGAGAGAAACTTCTAGTTGTGCAGCATCAATAATAGATTCTGCTTCTTCTTCGTCCAAATCACCACCACAGACGAGATTTGCAACGATTCGATTGAGTTTATTCCACGCTTCATCTCTAGTCATCATACAACTCCATCCAGTTTCATGTCATTCTAAAGTAATCTTCTAATTCAACCAACGCTGCTCGGATTTCTGAAGCCCGGTCAAGCTTGAAATACTGGTCACCGATTGAAGTCCTTCTTAATACTTTGATGCAGATTGCCTCTAGTTGTTCATTTTTATCGGTCAGTCGCTTGATCTCCTCATCTTTGATTTCAAGCTGTTTGTCGAGCCATTGCTTCATTATCCATATTGAGTCATTCACAGTTGCACATCCTTATTTTGTTTCTCATCCTCAAAATCACATCTGCCAGAAAACAGCTTTCACAAATATGACCAACACTAGAATCACAAAATTCACATTCTTCAGTTCCATCAGAGCATTCTTTTTCCTCTGTTTTTAGGAGTTCCAATGCTGTTTGGATATCTTCATCAAGTGTCACTTGTATTTCCTGTATATCGCACTATTGTCGTTCCAGAGTGGGTCGCTTTCGTCGATATACGATTCGACTAAAGAGATTTTATGCTCGTTTTTGTTTGCCCATTTTTCAAGCCCGCTCCAAGAGTCTTTTAAAAACCTCCAACAATCGGTCGGATATCCATGATACGGACCAGTGGAAGGAGCTTGGATATAAATTAATCCATCTTTTTTCAAAACTCTGCATATTTCTAAGAATGTAACCCAAAACATATCATCATGTTCAAAGCAGGAAGATGATATTATTATATCAAAAGATTCATCGCTGAATGGCATTTCATGCGCCGACCCAACCACATCGACGTTTCTGCCTGAATCTTGGTCTAACCCTATATATTCCTTAACCGGAACGCCACCGTCAGCAGGATTCCAGCGGCTAGGATCAATGAATATAGGTCGCATGTTAAACCCCTGAATATCCAGAGAACCCACGTCCAGAACTGATTTGCCCTCTAACAGCGGATCATTCTTGCAATATTTTTCATAGAACATCAAAACGTTTTTCAGTGCAGATTTGTGCATTTTCTATAACCACTTTTATTTTTTTTCCGACTTGAATAATGTCTCCGACATGGAATTCGTGTTCCATATTCAGATTTTGAACCGGAAATCCATTTAGCTTTATAGCTTGATCAGAAACAAGCCTTCGGCCCTCAGCCATACTAACTAAAGCCTTATTTTTAAGCAATATCTCATTTATCGTAGTTTTCATCTCTGTTCTTTCCGAAATTAGAGGAAACCCATTTATTTTGAAGCATGTTAGCATAAATATTAACATGCTTCAACGTTATCACACAACTGCTCCGATGGCATAATGAATTCAATTTGGGAAAATTAATGAGTCTCACCGAACCCACTTGACAGATCTGAAAAAATCTATACAACTTTGGAACGATGTTGACTATTATGTCATTACGTGCTGTAACTTAATGTAAGGAGTTAGTTATGAAAAACGCAGCTAAGTTTTCGTTAATGGCGGCAGTTGTTCTGTCTACCATGACAATTATGAGTGCCGACGCAGATGCAGGATTGTTCTGTCGTCAGCCAGTTCGAACAATGTTGAAAAACACTGTTTGCCGAGTTAAAACTTGTCGTCCCGTTCGATCAATGGCTTGCAATACAGCCTGTCGAGTTCGCACGGTCAAGCCGGTTCGAAGAGTTCTTCGTGGCTCAGTGAATGTTGTTCGTTCTGTTTTGCCACCGTATGGTTGTTGTAATAGTTGTTCAACTGCAACTGTAACAGAAACAGAAACACAAAAAGCACCTGCACCTGCACCTCCTGCTAATTAGCAGGAAGCTAGGTTAAAGTAAAAGAGCAAAAAGCCCGCCATTCGGCGGGCTTTTTCTATTATCTATTACACTCATCGCATGGATATCGAGTATCGTCCGAATAGCAGTCATGTGGATCATTTGCTGGCCCATCATAGTGGTTCAACTCATGCGACCAAACCCATCCAGAGTCATTGCACTTTTCGCACAATGGGTATGGGCAATTTTTGCATCCATTATGACAGCATTTCTTTTGCTTGAGCAGGAACTCTCTGCTGAATGGTTGTTTTTCATATGAGTTTTTCATATTTGTCCCATATATCATCTAAGTTTTCAGTAGGCTGAAATCTTTGATAATAAGAAGAGAAGTGTGCCATGATGGGTCCTGCGTGTACGCAGTTTATTTTTCCTAGTCTTTTAGGGATTGCCTTCGTAAGATCTAATTCTTCATTCATTGCGACACTTTTGAATTGTCCTCCAAACCAACTGATGCAATTAATGAGAACTCTTTCCTGCTGTCTAAGCAGGACATTTCCTATTTTGTATTTTTCTAAATTGTTATTTTTTACATCTTCAATGAATTGATTATGTATATCGCATATAGCTCTGCCTTTATAAAAGCAGTTTGTACAGTTCCATTCATATTTGCAATCTTTCAGGGATTCCAAATCTAGGACTTTTCTTTGATATAAAATGTAATTTAAAAAAGGACTATTCACGATCAGCGGATAGACCAGCAGATATTCTTCGTTTTCGACTCTGAACTTCAGTAGTTCTTCGATTGCGTTATCTTGCATGTAGCAGATATCATCATCGAATCTAATATAGACTGCATTTTCATCTCTGCAATATTTGAAAAAGTTGTGTATTCTATAGCATCTGTACCCATGATCTCTGTGGGAGCAGAATTTGTGCTGTTCTTCAGGAAACTCCCAAGCCTTATCATTTGCTTCTTTTATTTCTATTTTTGGATTTTCACTTTTCATTTGATGAATATAATCGACATCTTCTGGGTTATCGGTATTAAGCCAGATTTGCCACTCATCAATGATGTCGCACTTTTCTACATATTTTCTTAATAGTTTTAAGTTTTTCTTTCGTCCTGCCGGTGTTACGGCAACAACTTTGTATATTTTACTTTTTCCTGAAATAGGCATGTACTGATCCTTGAAGTGTTTTTACATTTAAATCATTTATTGTTTCTGGTTTGTCGTTTAAAAATTCATCCACGGCTTCTTTTGCTCCAGGAAAATCTATTAAACCATAGTCATCTATCACGCAAACAGAACCCTTTGTCAGTCTAGGATAGACGCCTTCAATGCTTGTCTTAATAGATTCATACAAGTCTCCGTCTAAATGTGCAAAACATATTTGATCGGGAAGATGTTTTGGAACTGTATTTTCAAACCAGCCTGGAATTACTTTTTTGCATCCTAATAGATCGAATACCGAAAGATTTTTAAGAAGAACGTCTGGTGATGTTGCAAACATGCCGGGTTTTGCCCAAGGATGATTTTCGTATTTCCATGGACCACCTCGGCTAGGCTTGTCTTTTTCGGAAAAATCAGGCAATCCTTGAAATGAATCAAGTAGATATAGATCTTTGTCAGATTTTTGCCACTCCATTACTGCCGCTATTACTCTTGTGGATAATCCGTCGCATGTCCCCAATTCAGCAACATCGCCTTCCACGCCATATTCCAGCACTTGAGTAACAAGGTGGTAATGGTTCATTAGACGAGAAGAATTCATCCTTGGGTCGTTGATATTTAATAGGGCTTTTATTTTATTGTTCATTTTTAGATCCTTCGATTTTAAATTAGTAGAATTTCGATTTTAATCATAAATAATGTATCATGAATTTTAAAGACTTTATTGTATCAGAAGAAGATATGGCACCGATGGGAGACCCTATGGGCGGTGGAATGCCGATGGGAGACCCTATGGGCGGTGGAATGCCGATGGACCCTATGGGTGGAGCACCCCCAATGGACCCTATGGGAGGGATGGGTGGAGGAGCACCCCCAATGGACCCTATGGGAGGGATGGGTGGAGGAGCACCAGGCGGCGTTCAACCACCAATACAATTTAAACCTAATTCTGTTTGGGATGTTTTAGATAAAATATTAAATGGAGAGCCTGTTAACGATAAAGAAGATGAAGAAAAAGAAAAAGAAAAAGAAGTAGATCAATCTGGACAAGAAAATTTAGATATGTTAAGTTCCCCTCAACAGCAAGAACCGGGAATGGCCCCCACTGGTCAAGTTGAGAATCCTCAGCTTTAAATAAACATATTATTTTTTACTAGTGGTGATATATGGTGGACAAAACCCCCAATGCAGTTGGAAGAGTTTTGCTGTTTTCTGATTTGCATATCCATCCTCACAAGCGAAAAACAGAACGTCTTGAGGATTGTCTAAAAGTTTTGGAATGGGTTTTCGATACTGCCATCGAACGAGGAATTGAAAACATTCTCTTTGGCGGCGATCTTTTCCATGACAGGCAAAAAATAGATGTCTTAACTTATCAGCGAACATTCGAGATATTTGACAAAAAGATATCAGAATGGAGAAAGGGCAACGGCGAAGCCAAAATTTGGCTTTTGTTGGGCAATCATGATTTGTGGCACCTTAAAAAACATGATGTGTCTAGCGTGTACCCCCTTGCTGCTATAGATGGCGTTGAAATTATTTCAGAACCCTGTACTCGAACTATTTGCTCGAACTCTGAGGGAGAAGAATTTCAGGTTAGCTTTCTTCCGTACACGCACAATCCGCCTGAAGATCTTGGAAAAATAGAAAATAAGTCTGAGAACAAAGTTTTAGTCGGGCATATAGCAATTGATAATGCTGTCTGGAACAGACTCCACGGAACTCGTTCAGAAGTTTCAATTGAACACGATGGAGACATGATCAAAGTTGACACTAAAATATTTGACGGATGGAATCAGGTATTTCTAGGACACTACCACGCAGAGCAACAGTTGGATTTCAATACTGAGTACATAGGAAGCCCTTTGCAGTTGAGTTTTGGAGAGGCTTTTCAACACAAACACATAGTCCAATTCGATTTAAAAAACAACGACAAAGAATATATCAGAAACACATTCAGTCCTCAGCATTTTATAATTCCAGAAGCCGATTTGGAAAAATATGTTTTAGATAATAATTTTATCAGAGTTCTTGTGGAAGATATATCTGATTCTAAAACTATAGAGATGAGGCAAAAGCTGACTGAAGACAACGATGTCGGCAGTTTGGAAATTCAGCAATCATCAAAGAAAAAAGAAGAACACATAGTCGAGGATGCTAAGGCTATTTTGTTCAAAGAAGAAGAAATGTTAGATCAATACGTTGATGAAGTAGAGAAGGGTTCTGGTTTGGACACACTGGAAAAAGAACATCTGCTAGAAATTGGTAAGAATATATTACAGTCAGAGTAAGATTTTAAAATGAAAGACGCAATAATTTCTTGGGCTAGTGGTTACGATTTCTGCCGCTTACCGGAATTCAATATATTTCTAAACTCTATTAGAAGATCTGGCTTCAAGGGCGACGTTGTTCTGTTTAGTCACGATCTCGATGATGAAATCCATGACAAATTTTTGTCAATGGACTACAAGATAGTGATGACGGAGAAAGATAGAGTTCATTTGGTTGTAAGAGACAGGTTTTTACTGCTTTATGAATGGCTAATAAAGAACGGGGACAATTATGACAACATCATAATGACAGACTCAAAAGACGTACTCTTCCAAAAAAATCCTTCTGACTACTTTTACATGAGGCAACTTTGTGCAGAAGGTGACAGGCCATTCACGAATCTGGGTGAAGAACAATCAATGAGCCACCAAGAACTTGAGAAATACGTTCTTTTGTGTTGCGAGGGAAGTGTCCACTACAAAAGCGAATGGAATTCTCAGAATCAAATTCGACTGCAAATGAATGTAGATGAATTCAAAATGCCTTTTATTAAAAGGCCAATAATTAATTCTGGATTCATCGCAGGAAGTCCAGAAGAATTGAAAAATCTATGTTTATTAATGTGGTCAAATTCTATCAGAACTGTTACAAAATTAAGTGAACAGGCAACTCTTAATTATCTTTATTTCTTTTTAGAGAAAGACCCCATTTACAAGCTTTATTATCCTCAAGACGATCCGTTTTGCTTGACAGGAGAAGGCGTTAAGCAAGGGTGGGTTGAATGTACAAAAATGAAAAAAGACGGATTAGTTTACAATTCTGAAACGGATATGCCTTACTTTGCTTTCCACCAATGGGAAAGAACCCAATATAGAGATGAAATAATGGAGATGTATTCATGATAGATCTGAAATTTAACTTTGTTGCAGCACAAAACTTTCTTTGTTTTGGGCCTGAAGGTATTGAGGTAGACCTTACAGAATACGGAAATATCATTTTGATTCGTGGAGAAAACATGGATGTTTTCGAAGAAGAAGAGAAAGTGTCTTCAAATGGCGTTGGGAAGTCCTCAATACCAGAAACGATTGTGTATACCCTTTATGGCAAAACAATAAAGCAACCCAACAAATTAAGTCACAATAATGTGATTAATAATAAGACTGGGAAGAAATTAAGAACAGAGGCCAGATGGGATAACTTTAGAGTTATTAGAACTAGAAAGCCTGATTCATTGAGAATTTGGGAGTCTCCAGACGGAGATTGGAGTCAAATTGATAATGAAGGATGGGCAGACCAACATGAGATTTCTTTAGGAGGCATGCCCGCTACTCAGAAGTTAATAGAAGAAAAGATTGGTTTAAACTATCAAACATTTGTCAATGTGGCTGTCTTTACAGACAATAACTCTGGATCTTTTTTAGAATGCGATACTCCAACTAAACGTCAAATCGTAGAAAACTTATTAAGCTTAGACAAATATAGGCATTATTCTGAGACCGCTAAAAAGTCTAGAAATGAATTTAAAGAAAATATAAAATTAATTTCATCTGAGTATGATCGAGTTCTTGGTGATAAAACATCGTGCGACAATAGGTTAAAGCAAGCGAAAGAAGAAGAAGTATCTTGGAAAAAAGATAAAGAACAAGAGATAGTCACATTAAAGGCTTTTATAGAAAAAACAAAGTTAAAATTAGCCGAAACGGATTTGGGCGATGCGATTAATGAATACAGAAGTGCCCAAGAGGAAATAGAGACCATTGATTTGTCAATTAAAGAAAAAGATTCAGTTCTAGCAAAGGTTAAGACTTTGTTGGACAAGGCTACCGAAAAGTTAAATTCTGAATCTGTTTTAAAAAATGATTCGTTTAATAAAATAAACTCACTATCAAGCTCTATAGCATCTTTGCAACGAGAAGTTTCTAAAAATGAAAAAACTATAGAAAATTATGAATCTAAGAAGGACACCAAATGCCCCACATGCTTGGGATTTGTCAAAGAAGAAAATTACATTTCTTTAGTAGATTCATGTAAAGAGATTATATCATCGAAGAATTCAGAGATAAACAATCTCACAACGCAAAAGAACACAGAAGATGCGGCTTTTCAAAAACAAGAATCTTCGATATCTAAAATAAACGAAAGCATAAATACTGGACAAAACCATTATCGTTTACATTCAAAGCAGATAGACGACTTTAGAAATAGAAGATCTATCTTAGAGAAGATAGAAAAGCCAGAAGGCGATGTTCAAACAGCGGTTTTAACTTCTAAAATAGATGAATCAAAAAAACAAATAGTAAATATAGAAGAGCAAATAAAAGGAACGTCTCCCTATGAAGCAATCATCAAGAGATGTAAAGAAGAGTTTTTAAGCAAAGAAAAGGAATGTTTATCTAAAAGAACAGAATTGAAAAAAGCTGAGAAAGAATTGCCTTACTATGAATTCTGGGTTAAAGCTTTTGGAGATTCTGGAATTAGGAAGATTGTAGTAGACGGCATAGTGCCAGCACTTAACTCTAGAGTGTCCCATTGGTTACAATTTTTAATTGATGGAAAAATTTCTTTATCTTTCAACAATCAGTTTGAAGAAACCATTGATAGAAATCCAAAAGATGGCGATCCTTTTGTTTACTACGCAATGAGCGGCGGCGAAAGGAGAAGGCTTAATTTAGCTGTTTCTCAAGCGTTTGCACACGTCATGATGCTTAACTCTGGGGCTTCACCATCTTTAGTATTTTTGGATGAAGTTACCACAAACATCGACCCAATTGGTGTCCAAGGCGTCTACAATATGATTGTCGAACTATCGAATCATAAACAAGTCTTTGTTACAACTCATGACCATGATTTATTGGACATGTTATCTGGTTGTAAAAGTATTAATTTAAAGAAAATTAACGGATTCACAACGCTCTGTGATGACCGTAATTAATAATGATTTTTTTTTATAAAAAAACAAATCATAAGCTTTAGATAATGTTCCCCATACACTCAAATATAAAACTTAAATAATTTTTAAAAGAAAAAAAAGAGGACAAAATATGTCAATTCGTGCATTGCAAGATTATACGTATTATTCAAAATACGCACGTTACAACAAAAAAGAAATAAGAAGAGAAACATGGAATGAAGCGAGCGGTAGAGTCGAAGACATGCACATTAGGAAGTACCCAGAAGTTGAAGAAGACATTAGGTGGGCGTTTAAGATTTCTAAAGATAAAAGAGTATTAGGATCACAAAGAGCATTGCAGTTCGGAGGCACTCCCATAGAAAAGAAAAATGCAAGAATGTATAATTGCACTGTTTCTTTTTGTGATCGGATGAGATTTTTTCAAGAGTGCTTTTGGCTTTTGCTTTGTGGATGTGGAACAGGATTTTCTGTTCAAAAACACCACATTGGAAAACTACCCGACTTTGTGGAAAATTTAAATGGTGAACGTGGACTCAGTTCCCGTAAAGAAAGAATATTCACAGTCCCAGATACAATTGAAGGCTGGGCAGATTCACTAGGAATTTTGCTGGCCACTTATATGCCTCATCCTGACTACCTCGACTGGAAAGGATGCAATGTTAAATTTGACTTTTCTCAAATCAGACCCAAAGGAGCACATTTGGCATCAGGAGTTGGAAAAGCTCCTGGTCCAGAACCTCTGATACAAGCTTTGAAAACGATTAGGGAAATGCTTGATGAGCGTGTAAAGCAAGGCCACACACGTCTGAGGACAATCGATGCATATGATGTAATTATGCACGCTAGTGATGCGGTTTTGTCTGGTGGCGTTCGTAGATCTGCAACCATTTGCATTTTCGCACCAGACGATGAAGACATGATTAATGCAAAAACGGGGAATTGGTTTGTCGATAACCCTCAACGAGCACGATCTAACAACTCTGCACTGTTGCTAAGAAACGAAACTTCAAAAGATGAATTTGAAAAAATTATGACTGCTGTGAAGCAGTTTGGAGAGCCAGGTTTTTACTTTAGCGACAGCACGGAACAGCTTCCAAATCCGTGCTTTCATAAAGATACACGTATTGCCACCAAAGATGGACTCGTTGGGATTGAGAGCCTTTATAAATCTGGCCAGCTTAACGAAGTGGTTGCAGATAATCGGGCTGGTGCCGGTGATGAATTAAACTTAGAAAACACTGGTGTTTCATTACTTCCTGCGTCAAGAGTCAAGCTGACTCAAAAGAATGCAGATATTTATGAGGTTCGCACCAAGCATGGGCACTCTGTCAAAGTGACATTAAATCATGAATTTCCAACAACAAGAGGCAGGCTTCAACTAAAAGATATGGTTGAAGGAGATGAAATTCTCCTTCAATCAGAAGAAGGTTCGTGGGGAGATCGTGGATCTTATTCTCAAGGGCTTATTCTTGGAATGATCACTGGTGATGGTACTTTTTCCACGAAAGAAAAAAACAACAAACCTTTCAACGAAGCATTTATTGATGTTTGGGAAGATGACTTTGGTCAATTAGGGCTTATTCAAAGCGTTGTAAATGACGAGATTATGGAATTGCCCAGCCTAAGCAATGGCGGTAGAAAATACGGCTGCTTAGAGTGGGTTAATCAAACAACAAACGAAACAACAGACAAAAATAGAATTGGCGGAAGCCGACTTTATAGATTTCTTGTTGAAGTTCTTGGAATTGAAAACCCACGATCTATAAAAAACAAACTGCCAGAATGTGTTTGGCAAGGCTCTAGAGAGTTTGTTCAAGGATACTTGCAAGGGTTGTTTTTTGCAGATGGCAGTACACAAATGTCAGGCCATGGAACAAAGGCCACTCTTTCTTATAGGCTGAACCAAAGCAATGAAAAATTGCTTCAGGAAGTGCAGAATATTCTTTCTAATTTTGGAATAGTTTCAAACATCTGCCTTAGACGTGAGGAAGGACATCGACTTCTTCCCGATGGAAGCGGTGGAAAGAAAGATTATTTTTGCAAAGCAAATTATGACTTGATCATGAACCGACCAAATGCAATTGTTTTTGATGAAAAAGTTGATTGGATTGGTCGCAAAAAAGTAATCTGTGAAAGTTTTTGGGAAATCCGAGGTAAGGATTGCAGAAAGCCAGAGAGATTTAAAACAAAAATAGAATCAATCGAGTATGATTCTACCGATGATGTTTTTTGTTTGAAACAACCAAAAACCAATACTGTTATTGCAAATGGCTGTGTAGTTGGACAGTGCGTTGAAATCGGAATGTGGCCTGTAGATGAAAAAACAGGAGAAAGCGGGTGGCAGTTCTGCAATCTTTGCGAAATCAATGGTAAAAAAATAAAGTCAAAAGAAGACTTTGAAATAGCAGCGAAAGCAGCGGCTATAATCGGAACGTTGCAGGCAGGATATGCTAGTTTTGATTATCTCGGAAAAACTACAGAAAACATTGTCAAAAGAGAAGCTTTGCTTGGGGTCTCTATAACTGGAATGCAAGACAATCCTGACATTATCTTTGATCCTAAGACTCAAAGAGAAATGGCAAAGTTGGTTGTTAAAGTCAATAAAGAAATGGCTGCTAAAATTGGAATCAATCCAGCCGCAAGATGCACATGTGTAAAACCAGCAGGAACAACTAGCTGTATGCTTGGGAGTGCAAGCGGAGTCCATCCGCATCATGCCAGAAGATACTTCAGACGAGTTCAAGCAAATTCTTTAGAGCCTGTTTATCAATATTTCAAGGAAAACAATCCTTGTGCTGTAGAAAAGAGTGCATACAAAAGCACTGATGGTGTGATAACTTTTTGCATAGAGGTTCCAGACGGTGCAAAAACTAAAAATGACATGCCTGCGTTGAGCTTGTTGGAGTGCGTTAAGTCAACCTATAACAATTGGGTAGAAAGCGGAAAGCAAAAAGAACTTTGCACTCAAGATTGGTTGACACACAATGTTTCCAATACGATAAATGTTCGCCCTGAAGAGTGGGATGAAGTTTCTGGTTACATATACAAAAACAGAAACTATTTTTCAGGAATCGCTTTACTTCCTCAATCTGGAGATTTAGATTACACTCAGGCACCTATGTTAAATGTTCACACCCCAAGAGAAATTCTTAAAATGTATGGAGAAGGGTCTTTGATGGCAAGTGGGTTGATTGTAGGTGGTTTGCATGCGTTTGAAGATGATTTATGGAAAGCCTGCAACACTGTTTTAGGATTTGAAACTCTTGAAGAGCCTTTGTTCCCAGAGAACTCACAACTAGAAAAAAACACAACTGAGGAATACACCATCGCTGCACTTCAGGCGTGGAAGGAAGAAACTGAAATTTATGAGAAGAAAATCGATTGGGTCAGAAGAGTCGAGCAATTTGCAAAGAGATATTGTGAAGACGATGTTCGAAAATGCACTTACCTTTTGAAAGAAGTAAACAACTGGAAGAAGTGGCTAGACCTTCAGAGAGAGTATAAGGATATTGATTATACTCAACTAATTGAGAAAGAAGATACGACCAAGCCAATGGAAACAATTGCCTGTGCTGGTGGTAAATGTGACATTATTTAGCTTTATTTAATTTTTCAAAAAGCAAAAAGCCCTTCAAAAATTGAAGGGCTTTTTTATTTTAAGCTTGCATAAAACTATAATATTGGCAATAATTTGAAAAATCTAATCAAATAGGAGCGTGATCTTTTGAGTAAGTATATCATCGTAGCAGGCGGAGTAATTAGCGGAACTGGAAAAGGCGTATCCGCAGCATCAATTGGATTACTTCTCAAGCAAAGAGGACACACGGTTGAACTGATAAAGTTTGATCCTTATTTGAACATTAATGCTGGAATTTTAGCTCCTCGTGAGCATGGCGAATGTTTTCTGTGCGACGACGGAACAGAAACAGATCTCGATTTGGGGCACTATGAAAGGATCGCAGGAGTCACAGTAGGGGCTGAAAACATATGCACAGCAGGAACGATATACAAAGAGTTAGTAGAAGAACAAGAGGATGGAAAATGGCTTGGACATACGATTCAAGTCATGCCTCATGTTACAGATAAGATATCTGAAAGACTTTTGAACTTGGGAAAAAAAGCGGATATCGTAATTGCCGAGATCGGCGGAACTGTTGGAGATGTTGAATCTGATCCCTTCTTCAAGGCTGTAGCCAGATTCAAACAAAAGTATGAAAATGACTGCATGGTTGTCATGGTGTCTCCAATTTTGTGGGTTCCCACAATCAAGGAGTTTAAAACAAAGCCTCTGCAAAGGTCTCTCATCGACCTCAAGTCTCACGGACTCAACCCAGACATGCTTTTGTGCAGAGTTGATAGGGATGTGCCATCAGACATAATAAGAAAGGTATCTGACACCACCGGCGTGCCAATCCAAGCTGTTTTCGACGCACCAGATGTAAAAACAATATATCAGGTTCCAATTGAGTTTTATAATCGTGAAGTGGACGACATGATTGTAGATAAACTTCGTTTAAAACGAAAAGGTTGTAGAATAGGCCAGTATAGGAAGCTAGTTGAGAAAGCCAATAATCCAACTAATCGAAATATAACAATTGGAATATTTGGTAAATATGAGAATTGCGATGAGGCTTATATTTCTTTAAAAGAAGCGTTAATGCATGCTGGCTTGGCACAAGATGTGAATGTCAACATCGAATGGATCAATTCTTCAGACTTAGAGGCGTGTAAAAATGTTAAAAAATATTTTAAGGATTTAGATGGAATCATTGTGCCTGGCGGTTTCGATAAAAGAGGAGTAGAAGGAAAAATAAAAGCAATCAAGTATGCTCGTGAAAACAATGTTCCATTTCTTGGAATATGTTTAGGTCTTCAATGTGCTGTAATTGAATATGCTAGAAATGTGATGGGGCTAAAGGGAGCAAGTAGTCTAGAATTTGATAAAAAGTGCGAGCACCCAGTTATCAACTATGTTGAAGGACAAGAAGATCTTAAGAAAAAGTCTGGAACCATGCGATTGGGAGCATATGATTGCGTTGTGACCGAAAATTCTGTTGCTCATTCTCTGTATGGCAAGCAAACAATTAGCGAACGACACAGGCACAGATACGAAGTAAACAATGATTATATTAATGACTTGGAAAAACATGGGATGTTAGTATCTGGAGTAAATCCAAAGAGTGGACTGGTTGAAATTGTTGAAATAACAGATCATAAATATTTTATAGCAACCCAAGCCCACCCAGAGTTTAAGAGTTCAATTGTGAATCCTGCACCTTTGTTCAAAGGTCTTATTGATAACTGTTTAGCTTTTCGAGTATGAAAAATAAATTGAAGAAATCCGACCTTTGCCCAATCTGTGAAGACTTTATGGATTTAGCAATTGTAAGTTGTAAAAAAACTCCATTCGTAGATGGTAGAAATTACTCTAAAATATGCTTTACATGTTGGCACGTTCCAAAGGAAGAAGTTCAGAATTATAACGAAGATGGAACTATTGAAAGCATAGATGGACCATTTTACGATCATATCCATCTTAATTCTGCTCAAGAATTAGTAGACCAAGGAACTGCCGACTCTTTGAAACAAGCAAGGAAATCTGTAAGGTGTGTAAAAAAGAAATGCAAAGGCTTGAAACAACCAATAAAACACAATAGGCCGAAGCAAGAGCTTGGGTAAAATTGCATTTAAAATGTATATAAGTAAAGCATAAAAGAGATATATCATGAAATTTAGAGAATTTTTACTAAACGAAGACAGCAAATATTTAAGTGAAAAAATAGGCGGTATTTTGAGCATATTGCACGCTACCCAAGAAGATAAAGACGGACTTGGGAGCAGAGACATTGAAACTTATGCACAAAAAGTTATCAATCAAATAAAGCCAATTTTAAACATTTCAAAAGGATCGAAGGATGTGCAACGATCCCTTCAGAAAGTCGCAGTAGCAATATCAATTGCAATGGAAGAAAAAAAAGGAGACGAACTCTTGGACATTATGTCAAAATCTTCCCAAATTATAGAAAAATTGTTATCTGATATGGGAAGCCCGATTCAAGATTTGGGAACCCCTCCTGAGGCCGGAAAGCCACAAGACCAAGATTCGGCACTTCAGCCTCCGATTGAACCAGAAACGCCAGAGCAGCCTCCTGTCGATCCCTCACAGCCTCAGCAACCTGCTCCTGTCGATCCCTCACAGCCTCAGCAACCTGCTCCTGTCGATCCCTCACAGCCTCAGCAACCTGCTCCTGTCGATCCAAGACAAGCACAGCGGCTTTCTTTGCCACAAGGATAGAAATTCATAACATGATAAGTCACAAGCACCTAATGATAAGGGCAGAAGTCCAGAATCCCATAAAAACCACTGAATCTGCATTTACTTGGATGGAGAAACTGGTTGATTCGATTGGGATGGTCATTTGCCCAAATGGAGGGCCTCATGTCCACTATGTAAATAAAGAAAACAACTGCGGCATTGCCGCAGTTGTTATGATTGAAACGAGCCATTGCAGTTTGCATGTTTGGGACAAGGCAGATCCGCCATTGGTTCAGTTTGATGTGTATTCTTGTTCAGATTATGAAGTTTCAAAGGTACTGGAGCTTTTGAATGAAATGAAACCTACGAAAGTGTGGTGGAAATTATTCAATAGAGAAAGTATAATAAAAGAAGAAGATAATAGTTTTAAAGACTATGCCATCACACTCAAGTCAGATGACTGTTTGCGTGAATTATTTTAACTTGGAGGTGCATCATTTGCGGCATAAGCGGTTATATAGGACAAAGTAAGCATCCTGATATAACATATTCTCTAATTACAAATTTATTTAGTTGTATAGAATCCAGAGGTCGAGATGCTTCTGGCTTTTGGGGGGTTTCAAAAGATAGCGGAAAAATTCTATATCACAAAGAGCCAATTACTTCTAGCACGTTTATAAAAGGAGAAACTTGGAAAAAAATATCCAAGATGAATCCTGACATTCTTTTAACTCATGCGAGGGGTGCTTCAAAAGGTGTCGGTGCTCCATTTGTGAACTCCAACAATCATCCCTTCGTAAATAGCGACAAATCAATAGGTCTGATTCACAACGGCAGGGTGTCAGATTGCCAGTACAGAACTTTAAAAAAGAGGTATGAAGTATCCTCTGGTTGCGATTCAGAAATATTGTTAAGAATATTTGAGCACGCACATTTGAATTCAAACAAGAATGATACTTCTGGGTTTATGAACATATGGTCACAAGTTCTTGAGGCCCACATGGCAATAGCAGTTGGAGAAAAGACGAGCAAGCACGAAAGAAGGTTGTGGATCTCAAGAAACGAGCATCGCCCTAATTGGGTTGTAGATTTAAGAAAGCAATTGGGGCAATTGTTTTTCGTATCTACCCCAGAAATATGGGCTGAAGCTGTAGACAATTGTTCTTTGTTGAAGAATTTTATAAAAAAATTTAAAATGGTAGAACTCCCAACAGAAGAGATTTGGAGATTTAAATTATCAGAAAATAACAAGATAGATTTAAGTAAGTTTAAGGTTCATTTTGAAGGAACCGAAGAATGGGACCACACAGAATCCCTTATTCCGATAGTTAAAAATACTGTTAATGATGAAATTTATTCAAACTTAGATGAATCAGAAAATGTTATAAAAAAATACAAACCCAATCCAGTCAAATTAAACACAGAGTTAGACAGAAAAGTTGATCCTGTATTTTCCAGTCCTGAAAAGTGCGAAGAAATCGATTGTTTTTACAGTAATGGCATATGCACGGACAAAGACGGTTTAGAAAGAATCTGCGACAGTATAAAATCAATTAAGTTTATGCTAGAAGATATAGAAACCCTTGCAGAAAACAAACTTATCGAGGGATCAATGGAAGAAAGTGAAATGCTTGAATTATTGTACGCACTGGAGTCAACTGGAGTCGATTTAAATGGGACTTTAAGAATTCTTAAGCAATAACTCTATTATTTTATGGACGACTATGAAATTGAACCAATTTGGGAAAATACAAAGCCTAAGAAAATAAAAACAGGGCAAAAAGGGAAAAGGGTTGAAAGAGAGCTTTGCAAGGCTTTGAATAAGAGATTTGCAAAACTAATTTCCGAAAATCCATCTTGGGGTCAGTTTTCTCGATCTATTGGATCAGGGAATCGATGGGGTCAAGTGTCCAATCTTCCAAAGCATGCTAAAGATACTTTTTCTGGTGACATAACCTGTCCAGAGAATTTCAAGTTCACAATAGAATCTAAAGGCGGCTATAACGATATTGACCTCAATTCCGCTTTTGACAAAGGTCACAAAGAACTAGACACCTTCTTGCAGCAGGCATTGGATGATTCGGAGAGATCTGGAAGGCATCCTATGCTTGTGTGGAAAAAAGATAGAAAGCCAAGACTTGTCTTTGTTGAGAGAGACGTAGTAGAATCAGAGTTGACATCTAAACAGATAGTTGCTTCTGATTACGTTTTGATTTATAGAGATTGGGTGGCTTTTAATTTAGATAAACTCTTAGGCTTTGATGACAAATTCTTTTTTGATTTTTAACTGTTCGCTTTTTTCATCAATTTCAAGAAAGATTCTCTAGCTTCTTTGTTGTATCCTGCAATAGGATTTGCGGAGTATTTCTTGAATTCTGAAATAGTTGCTTTTTCCCTTTTAGGCTTTTGCCCATCAATGTACTCTACGAGCATGTAGTTCTTCCATCTTCTCACATTCCCGTGCATGTAAGGGGAAGATTTTTTAGACGCCCAACAAAGTCTTTTTTTGAATATGTATCTTTTCATGGTTGTGCCATGATACCATGAAATTTTTGGTTGTAAAGCAAAAAACAGGCTCATAAGTATAAATAATATTGGAGTGCGCTTGCCATGGAAGGATAACAAGCAGCAAAAAGCCCCGTTCAACCTTTGTTGCTCTGAACGGGGCTATTTTTATAAAAAAACCCCAACAATGCAATTGTCGGGGCCGGTCGGGCTAAGGAAGAAACCGTCACTAGTATATCTGTACCTGCTGCTTGTCTGAAATATGTACAGTGTCACCAAAATCCATCTGAAACCAAACGTTATAAATCCCACAATCCATCTCAGTCGTGTCAAGGTAATAGTACCCAACACATTTCTCTCTAAGCTCTACAAGTTCGCAATCTACTACTAATCTGAGGTCCTGTTCAGCAGGCATACATTCTCCACACTCTTGTTCGATAGACACTTTAAGAGGAGACACTATAGCTAAGTTTTGATAATACCTATTCAGATCGCTAGTCTTAGGGACATTTGGAGTAATGTCTATTATTAAATAATTTTTTGAACCTTGTCTAATTTTATTTGGTCTAAAAGAAAAATCAAATCCATACACAACAGGAACAGGAGAAGTGAACCAAAGGTCAGGAAAGATTTCAAAGCTGTTCTCAATCTGAGCCTCAGTTTCGCCAGATTCAACCTCAACAGTCCAGACATCTGAATACCTTCCTATTGTGTAGACTGCTTGCTCCAATTCAACAGATGTTGAATATTGTCCAGTAGAATCAAGGCTAACATCTGCCGACTCTATAGTTTGAACTAACCTTTTGCCATCTGGATTCGCTGCTGTTTTTTCGTCATCAAAAGCGTATATTTCCACCTTAGTGACAGAATTAAAATTACGATAGTTATTTGAATTATATGCAAATACTCGTAATTTTAATTCATCACCGACAACGGGGTTTTGAAATCTTTCTTTAGACATTTAACTAACCTTATTTTTTAGCTTTTCTTCTAGCTGCTTCCATCGCTTCGTTTTCACGATTTTTTTGTTTTATAAATCGCTCAATTATCCACTTCCGTTCATTGACAGGTATTTGCAAACATTGTGCCCTGCCCATCCGAAGATGATACTGGAAGAAAAATATTTCTTCCATTAAGTTTTCCCAAAGAATAATCGACGGATCAGTTGCTAGTTCACCTACTGGGTCGTTCGGGTTTTCTTCTTTGCCCTTGGGAAGAAAAAATTTGATTCCAAAGGCAGTTCTACCTCAAATTCCTCCATTGTGAATGGGCTTGTAATTTCAACCGTTGTGTCTACACCAAAAGGCGGCTCATTCACAGAATTTCTAAGGTAGGAAACATCATTGACTGAAAGTCTCTTGAGCAATTCTAGAATTTCATGCTGATTAGTCAGACCTTCTAGGTCTGTAATTAAAAGCGAAGTCCTATAGAGAAGAGTATCGTCAGCTTGTTCTACGCCTCCAAATTCCTTGTTCTTTCTTTCTCTGTATTCTTGAACTTTGATGTCATCCGTTCCAGTTGCCAATCTGTAAGAGAAGTTAAGGCCACTAGTTGGAAGCGTGTCTCCTAAGCTGTTCAAATCAAAGTCATAAGGGCATTCATCTACAAACAAGCTGTTTAAATCAATCACGGTGGAAAACTTTTTATTTGTAAAAGGACACGTAAGCTGTACGTCGTATTCTGGCGTATAGGATATGCCTCTTAGAAACAACAATAGATATGTTCTATCAGAACTGAGCCACTTGGATGTATCGAAATCATCCTGCATGCACTTTCTGAATATCATGTCAATAGCTTTTCCCTGCTTGACGAATCTCGGAGTGGCTAGAATTTGCTCTTCTGCACCTGTCATCGGACGGACCTTAACAACCCCATCAGTAGGACCATCTGTGCCATCATAGAATTTTCCCTTTGATGGCAAATTGATTTCTTCATAGTTGAAAGTTGCCCCTGATACAGCACTAATCAACTCTTCCAGCCGATTGCTTCCGGTAGTTCTCAGATTAGGAGAATCAGAATACTGTTGCTCTGGCCTTGGTTGAGGACCGTTTTTAGAGGGTCCTTGTTCGCCTTTTACGTTTTGCTGCGCTTGTAAAAACTGCTGAGGGACGCTCCCGGAAATAGAAACTCCTTTATCTCCAGCAGGTTGTTGCGGAGTTTCTCCCGTTTCGGCAGCAACAGCTTCACGAACAGCTTGCCCTGCATTCATTGGGTTATCACCAGATTCTACGTCTGATGGATTAACTGGTTGTCTGTCTTGACGGAATGTATCTTCTGCCATAATTTTATATCTCCCCTAGAAATTTCTAGAAATTTATTTTATACTATCATAGTATGCTTAATTTAAATTTGAATAATATTGAAAAATTAGTCTTTGAGAGTGGCGTTATTAAGAAGTTTCCAGAGTTCAAACACCAATATGATCAATGGAAGCTCTCAAAAATGAGTCCCTCTTTAAGGCAACTTGGGAAACGGACGTTAATTGACTTTGTTAATTGCCTGCAAAATGAACACATCTCTGCTTTAGAGAACTATTTTAAAACTTCAATTACTATTGATAAATTAGATTATCACACAGCTAAAAACTATAATTTTTCTACGTCTAGGTTGGAAATCGATTTGAATGACATTCAAGGACTCGAAAACTTTACGACGTATACGGATGGTTGTCAAACTTATATATCCTTTTGGCGTTAATTTTTAATAAGGAGCACTCGCTATGAATTTGTTTTTGTTTTCACTATCGGTGATTGGGATGACTCACATCATTGTTGACTCTAGTATATTTGCCCCTATAAGGTGGTTATTTGAGAAAATATTACCAAAATATCTTTACAAGATTTTGGAATGTTACCAATGCTCAGGAACTTGGTGCGGATTCGCACTGGGTTGGGCGATAGTGGACAAAGATCCATTTGTCGTGTTCGCTTGTGGGTGTGCAGGAAGCTTTTTGTCAACGCTTGCGGCCACATTCCTTAACTATCTTGAAGCAAGGTCTGTTGTTGATATTGATCTTAATGACGATGAAGGCGAAGTTTGATGTATCAATTATATTGTCAAATTTGTAATTGGAAGAAGATAACAGATGGGGGAGATATAAAAAATTTAACGGAAGTTAAAACCTCGAACATACAAAGAGAAATACCAAAGTTTGACAAAAAAGAGAAAAAAACAATTTTATCAAAAGATAAAATTAGAAAAAAAAGATTTAAATGCCCCAATTGTGGCAGGGTAGTTTTTCCCAAAAAGATAGATGATCCACAGGCGGATATAGATGCCATTAGAGAAAAAGCTATTTATGAAAAAGAAACTCTTGAAGTGAATTTGGAAATTTTAGAACAACAGGAAAACAGAAGAAGAAAATATGAAGAAGATAGGACTGATGGATGTAAAGGCGGCTCTGAATGATCACAGGTTCAGAGATGCACTGCCAATAGAGCTTCAAGACGATGTTGTCAAATATCTGTCGAATCCCGGCTGTCCATGCAATGTACCGATTTACAAAAAAATAATTAAAAAATGCAAAAAGGAATTGAAAGAGTACTATCCAAATTTATCAATTTCCAAAGTGGATGAAGAAGAAAAGGAAGTTGAGATTCTTTCCAAAAACAACTTTTCTGTTATAAATTGTCATATAGATGAGCTTGAAGAAAAGCTGAGAACGCTACCGCCTGGAAGAAAACAAATAGCGGTTTGCAGATTCGAAGATCAAGCGACTGTTGTCTTAAATGAATTAGATGTTATATACTAAAAAGTAGTTAACGACCTGATTTTTCATGCTACTTTCGAGAGCATTTCTTTTGCTTTATTCTCTATGTTTTTTAAACTCTCTGTTTCTTTTTGTTTTATAGACTCTAGCTCTTCTTCTATTCTTTTTCTCTCTGTGATGCACATCATGGTTCCATGGAGAGTGTTGTCACAGTTCAGGGATGCGGTGATTGCCACCCATATACGGTCTCCAGCCTTGGCACTAGGGATGCATCCCATTTTGCCTCTTTTGTTTGATAGCTTAAATTGTACTTCATAATTTTCTAAAGTATTATTATTGTCGCACAAATCAACAAGAAGCTTTTCTCTTGTTGGGCAACCGCAGTATATATCTTTTATGTTTGTGCCAATTAATTCTTTTGCACTATTGTAACCAAACATTCTAGCACAGAAATCATTAGCTTTCAAAAAGGTTCCATCAATGGAAGTTTTATAAATTCCAATAGGAATACTTTGCATCATTTTTTTACATTCTTGTAATTCTTTAATTTGTTGTACATCCATGTGCGGTTCCTTCCAAAATTACTAGTACTGTATCTATAACAAGCTTTGAACTTTTATGGTTCGTTTGGAAAAATTTAATATACAACTTTAGTTTCTTCTAAGATTTTATTACAACTTGAAATCATTTTTTTAGGATATTCTTTGTATTTTGTGATGTCCACTGGCCAGTCATCGTTCGATAGTCTTTTTTCCCCCATTAGAATTCCATTTAAGTATAAGCTTTTGGCTTTTTTATAATTTTTCATTTGATAGTAAATATCAGCCAGTAGACACCAAAACTCTGCCATTAACGGCCTTACCGCCAAGCACGGTAAAATTTGTTGAATTGATTTTTTATAATCTTTTTCATGAGTTAAAAAAACAATTGCCATATAGTATTTCATCATGACGACTGATTTTCCTTGACCTTCTTGGAAAAGGTATCGGTTTGCTTCATTTATAAAATGTTCATACTCTCCCATTCGCAACAAGTTGCATGCTTTGTAGTAAATGGGACCTGATAGTGTGGGACTGTCTTTCATCCAATTTTCTACAATTTCAAGTTTCTCTTTAGGATTTTGAATTTCCTGCGAGAACACTACAACAGGTATCAGGTTCGAGCATTGTATGTCAACATGTTCGTGAACAGGGTTTTTGTACTTCAAGGATTTATCTTCATTCCATATTCGAACTTCTTTGGTTATGTTTTTATTTTGCATAACTTGAATTAAATACGCAGTAGAAGCGGCATCTTCTTCGTTTAGCAACTGAATTTTGTCATGCCCTTTAACCAAGAACTCCCAAGGCTCTAGAAAAAATATCCATTTTGATTTTGTTTTTTCTATTAATTTGTTTTTAGCCTTGCTGAAATCTTTTTCCCACTTAATTTTGTATATGTCGCAATTAAATTTTTTGCATATTTTTAAAGTGTCATCTGTGCTTCCCAAATCTCCTATTACTATTTGGCAATCAATTGAAAATATAGATGTTAAGCATTTTTCTATAGTTTTACTATTGTTTTTTGTCAGCAGGCAGATCGACAACGACATTGAACCTCTCCTTTAACAAGTGAGACAGACCAATAGACTCTGGGGACATTTCCATAGAATCATAGTGTTTCTTCAAGTCTATATAACATTTTTCAGCGTCTGGACTCTCTAATAATCTTAGGTAATGTTGAATTATTTCATCTTTCATAAAATTATTATAGAAAGTTGCATCACTTTAAGAAAGGTGTAGAAATTATATCTGATAAAAAAACAAAGTTTCTCCCTATCTTATAGGATCAGAACAGGAATGTACAATAAGCAACAATTAACCAACCAACTAACAAAGGGTTGAAAATGTTTTAGATCTTGCAAGGGATTCTGGAATTGATCTTTATAATTATAAAGATCAAGGAGGTCTAATTGACGCTGTAACAGGTAAGCGGATGTTTCAAGAACAACGTCTACAAATTGCAAGATACGAATTAATATGAGGTAAAATGTCCACAGAATATTTAAACAATAAAACTTTTGAAGTAATGATATGTAAATTTCAAGGGTCTAAAAGAAATAAAGCAAGATATGAATTAATTTTAGAAGATTTAAAAGACAAAAGAAAAAGAAAAAATAAAAGAAAAGCAAACACAAAAGAAGACAACAAGTCATTAAATCAGAATGTGAAATTATACGACCAAGCAAGTCAAGACTATAGCGACTCACAAGTAGACTTGGCAAATGCTTTTTACAAGCTTTCTGAGAACATTGTGAGATATGCCAAATTCAATCTAATTGATGTAGACGATGCTGTTCAAGAAGGCGTAATGATTTGTTTTGACAAAATAGATCGTTTTGACCCCCAAAAAGGAAAAGCTTTCAACTACATGACGACGTGTATATTAAATCACTTCCGACAGCTTTATAGGACTGCTAGAAATTATAATGAATTAAAGAAAAAATATCATGATTTTCTAAATATTCAACTGTATTCCCCCGCCTTTAGAAACGGGAAAGATCTCAGGACAAACTCGTGGAATGATAGAAGATAGATTTATTTTTAAAACATGCATTGAAATGAGTGAATGGTTTTTATATATTTGATGTTGTAAGGATAAACTATGCAAAACACAGACATGATAGACATTCTTGAAAGACAAGAAGTTATAGACAAGCTTGTTGATAAAGGATATGGAGAACTGGTTGAGGCATTTCTTTTAAATGAGTCAACAGTGTATACAAAAAAAGGTAGACTTAACAAGTGTGGAGCTTGCAGGGTTCTCGGGTGGAAAACCAAGAAATTAGAGGATGCCCTAGCAGAGTGCAGAGAAATACTTGCTTCTGAATTTGACGACTTAGTCGAAGAAGATGAAGATTAAGATCATCCGCCGTTGCATCTTAGCAAGCCCTTTGCCGCTTAGAGCGAGTTTCTCGATTGAGGACTGGACTGAAGGTTATTGGAAGGTGATTGTGTTATTGTGTTATTATGTAAGCTCTGTCGTATCTTAAGGTTAATTCGCAAACCACATGTTCGGAATCACCATAATCTAAATCTCCAAAGTCTACGCTTTGAGGATATAGGTTTTCGTATCGCCATATTTCTATAGGGTCGCCACAGCCACTTAGCATTGAAAGGTCCCCATTCTTTTTGAATCCTTCATTTGGCACGTCCCATTCCCCATTGTTGTTTCCGCCAGGGTTGTATATCTCCTGAATCCAGCCAAATATTGGATGATATTGTTTTGCCAAATCATATAACACTAGTGTTATAGGTTTCCAATCGGGTTTCACGGGGTAATATATTGTTTCATTTAGATGTTGAGCTTCCTGTTCTTTGAAGTCTATAGAGGGCCTAGCAGATTTACTTGGAGGCAATGAGTTAACGCCTGATTGAGATATTCCTGGTATAGAAAACTCCCATCTAAACTTTTGCTTCCAGCATAAGCTTTTTCTTTCAAGTCCAAAATCAAGTCCCATATTAGCCATTTTTGTATCCCAATTCTTGCATGTAAGTTTTTAATTTTGAGTATTTTTCAAACATCTCGTTTTTTCTTTTGTCGCCAAGTTTAAAATCTCTTTCATCATCTGGAGAAGCTTTATGGATAACTTTCCATTCTGAGATAAATTTATCTGTTTCAGTCGTTTTTAGTTCTCCTAAAAATCTTAAAAGATCGCAAATTATTTCTTCTTTTTCTTCATTGCTTTTTTGCGACAACTTATCTATTTGAAACAAAAAAGATTCATTATTGCTTTTGTAAAATTCATAAGATTTTATCCAAAGATCTATCCATTCTTCTAGATTTTGTTTTTTTACAAAAGTATTTTTTTGAGATTCAAAGGATAAAAAAGGATCTCTAATGCAAACTATCCACTTTGCGTTGTTCCAAACTCTTTTAAGAGTCTCAACTTCTTTTTTTCTTGCGCATAGCCATAATGCTTTGTGCCCCCATTTTGTTTGTCCTGGTTTTTGATTTCCGTATCCTGAAATAAATTCATAAATCATTTTTCTCCAAATTGATTCACACCTTTGCGGATTACTACCGGAGTAGTGTGGAATTGCATAGTCTTTAACCGTTTTGCTCTTGTTTGATTTTTCCCCCCACTCTCCAGCTTGTATCATTTTATCAAGCCATTGTGTACTTTCTTTCCAAGATAACTTAGGCTCTTGCCCGTGTATGTATATGTTGGGGTGAGAGCATAAAAAAAATTGCATCCATGTGGTTCCACTTCGAGGCGGTCCAGTTATGACTATAGGGTTATCGTATTGCATGTGTTTATATAGTAAAAAAAGCCTGTGTTTGAAAAAACACAGGCTTTTCTTATGGCCGGAAGTAAAACATGTTGTAGGAGTTCTAGCTAACTGTTCCTAGTACAGTTCCTCCAGATGTACCAGTACAAGGACCACAACAGCTTTGTGGCGTGTAACCAGGACAAACTGATCTATAATCAACCGAAGCATATCTCAACGTTAGCTCGATTGTTGACTCTTCGGAACTAGAATAGTCTAGTTCTCCAAAGTTCATGGCTGTTGGCCACATATCGTTCAATACCCAAGTTTCGAGAACGTTTCCACAACCGTCAAACAGGTTGAGCGTTCCACGACCAGAGTAGTGAATTCTTTGAGATCCCTGCTTAAGGGCGACAGGATCTGTAAATTCATAGACACTGGCAAGCCAGTTCCATAAAGGTGCGTTATCTATAGTAGCAACGTCATAGTATGTTACTGTAATTGTTTCCCAAGTCGCTTTGCCTGGAATAAAGGTCTTAGCGTTTTGGAAATTAATTTCCGTTTCTTCAATTGATAGGTTTGGTCTCGAAGCGATTTTAACAAAGTGTTCTTCAACGGATTGTCCACCGCAAATTTCATCTACACGAAAAGTCCAACGGAACTTTCTCTTGAAGATCAATTGAGAACCACCTAATTTTCCAATTCCCATGTTTGCCATAATGTTAATTCTCCTAAATATTTAGATGATTTTTATTTCAACAAATACCCCCTGCTCAGGACGAGCAGGGGGGATCTATCTATTTTTTAGAACGTGTCAGCATTCTCTGCGAAGCTGCCAGTTCTGTGAACGCTGAATTCTATAAACATAAATTCAACGGCTCTTGTTGGTTGAACACCGATTCTCGCTCGGAACTCATTTCGATCTATTACATCTGGTGTGTTAAGCTCTTCATCGGCTTGGATGATGAAGTCGGTTAAACCACGACCAATTTGAACTTCTCTAAGAATTTCAGTTGAAATGTCAACAAATCTTTGTCTAAAGACTTCGTCATGTGGATCGAAAAGTAAACCTCTCGAAGCTTGTCTAATTCTCTTTTCAAGAACAAAGAGAAGCCTTCTGACATTAACACGATCCAGTGCTGTAGGTCTTCTTTGAAGAGTCTTTTGACCCCATACAAGGAAACCATCAAAATCGCTAAAGTTCACGATAGGATTAACAGCGTTTCTATTTCCGTACATTAAGTCTCTTTCTTCAAGAGTTGGACGGGAATAAACATCTGAAATTCCAGGAACGATACCACGATTTGCACCAGCGGGAGCAAACCAAGGTTCTGCTAATTGATCACTTCTTGCATAAACTGCCATCACTGACCCAGATGGTGGAACCCAAACATCTACTCTATTGAAGTTGTCTCTTACCTTGACCCAAGGCCAGTAAAGAGCACCAAAGTCACTATCAAATCTAGTAGTGTTTAGAGGGTGAGCACCGTTCTGCCATTGAACTATTTCATCAACAGTTAGACCGAATGGTGGGTCTATCAACGCCAGACAATCCTGTCTAAAGTTTTCACAAACGTCCAGCATAGCAAGAACGATTGATGTAGATGGATGACCTGGAACAGCAATCAAATCAATGTCGATTTGCTCTGGCTCAGATAAGGCATAAAGCCCACTGTATGACAGAGAGTTTCCAATGATTAGAGCATCTTGATCGTCTGGATCTGATGGAATTCCATCACTACCGCCTGCAAGGCTGTATGTTCCATCCAGTGGCGGTGCAAGAGTGGCTGTGTTGTCTTGAACACGAACCCAATCTGATACCAATGTCAGGAATGTTTCTACGTAGAACCTACTAGAGGAATCTTTAACAAGGTTGCCCCAAGATTCTACTTGATTGGAATCATTGTAGACATCCATAGTGAAAACGCCTTCTCTAGTATCGTTTTTAATAACGACTTGAGTTGCGTTTCCATCAACACCAGCACTATCTGCTGTAAGGGTGAAACTGTTAGTACTGGCAACAGAGTTTCCAGTTACAATTCCGTATGTTTCAACAGCAGCATCTCCGCTTACACCAGATGGGCTTGCACCCTCTGCTGTGACACCATCAAAATCAAACAATGAAGCAGCGGTGCTTTCTGTTTTGATTAAGAGTCGTGCGTCTCGTCCGTGATGCAGAGTTTGAAGCGTTAGGTTGTCACCAGTTGCAACAGCTTCAAATCCGCCAGGAATATCTCCATTAGTAATTTGAAGATTGATTTCCGTTAGAACTTCAAGAGTTGTTTTTTCTGCACCTTCTAGAACGGCCAAGTCAACAACTTGAACCACATTGTCGATAAGAACATTGTCTGTTCCGTCAACAACAATTAAAAGCTGAAGATTAGAAAGACCAGTGAAGTCCCATTCTCCTGGTCCTTGATATCCATCTACTGGATATCTGTCTTCGCCAGAAGTAGAAGCAGCAATAGTCATTCCTGTTCCTAGTCCTGTTACAGAACTAGAACCACCATAGATAGCATCTTGAACAGATACCAGTTCTAAAGAAGCGTCTGGTCCATATGCGAATGTGCTTTCGACTGCAATTCTATTTGATCCGTCGCATGTGAACTGAATTCCGTCAACTGTTGAATCGAGTTGATCATTTAAAGCTTCTGCCAGATCTTCACATGTGTATGGGCCTGGTGTTGTTCTGTTGGCGTCTGCCAACACAACCAAAGTTTTAGATGCTAAAACTCCATTCAGTTTCCAGCGGAAAAATGAATCGTCGCCAAACGAATATGTTTCTGCTGTGTCTGATTGAATTATGATTTGACCACCTGCAACAGGTACGTCAAATTCAGCAGTAGTGGCACGTTCGTCACTGACTGCGTCTTGGTCGCCAACTCTAACTACGTATAGTTCGTTAGCAACTAATAAATATTGCTCGGCAGCGTAAATCAAGTAGGGATCACCACTCTCAGGATGTGGATATCCAAATACTGTGTGTAGTTCTCTACTTGTTCTCACAACAGTAGGAATATTAATTGGGCCTTTACTTGCAAACCCAACTAATCCTGCTCTGTGAAAAGACTGCTCAGGAGCAATAAAAGATAAATCTTTTTCAGCAATTCGAACGCTTGGTGAAATTGTGTTCGAAGGCGGAAATCCCCTTAATATCGCCATAGTGTTATTCTCCCTTACTCAATTTGTCTGATATTTTTCGTGTTGAAATCAAGCCATCTTGTTCTGCTTTGTCAACATAATCTGTTTTTCTTTCGTCTGCTAAGAATCTAACATTTTGATTTTTACCAATTCCAGGAATGTTAAGGCATGTGAAAGAGTTAGTTTTTTTCGTAGAACGAACTACTAACTGTACCGGCCATCTTTTCTTATTGGTTATTTCAATCATGATAATTCCTCAACAGCATCTTCTAGCCTATTGAATACCTCAGTAATTTCTTCTTGCTTGGTGCTGTTGAAAATATTTGTTTTAGTTTTCAACACTGCCTTGCGTCTAGTAATAGGCTGAGGTATATATGTTTCAGCCGTCAGATTAAATTGATATTTTACAACTCTAATGTTTTGATCTCCTGGTTCAACGTCTAAATTGTTAGCTATTGAATCTAGTTTTACCCCCGTTTCCCACGGGACTCCTCGTACTTTTATATATGCAATTGGACTAAATTTCAAAAGTAATTGCTCTATAATTTGATTCATGTCCTCAATGTATAGGGTCCACGCATACAGGGTGAAGCCAACATCAATCGGAATCCCCCTTGCAGTCCCAAACACAGTATCTCTCTCATGCTTTTCATTCGTTGTAAATCCAGGCTTTCTGTCTGGTCTGTATCTTCTCATCCAATCTAGGGCTTTGTGATATGTGTATCTGTCTTGATTGAATTGCAAATCTGATGAGTATATTGCGAGCATAGGGAGCTTGATTCTGTCTACGACTAGACTGTTGTCTTTTCTAACATTGTCCTGCATCATTGCTGCAACAGCCCTTTCTTGCGATGCCCAAATGATTGGAACGGGATGAGACTTTCCA